TATCAGGTCAGACGACAGGTGAGGTATCAAATATTTGATCAAGTTAGGGATGATCTGAGATGGTAAAAGAAAATATTAACCAGACCTGGAGTCAGATCTTGGATCAGGTCTATATTCAGGTCGGCGATCAGGTCTGGAGTCGGGCCTGGAATCATGTCAAGGATCAGACCTGGAATCAGGTCCATATTCAGGTCTATATTCAGGTTGGGTATCAGGTCAGGGATCAGTGTTGGGATGATCTGAGATGGTGAAGAATAAGATTGGTAAAATCAGGTATCAGGTCTGTATGCAGGTCAGGGATCAGGTCATCCGACAGGTCTGGGATCAGTCCAGGGATGATCTGAGATGGTAAAAGAAAATATTAACCAGACCTGGAGTCAGGTCTGGTATCAGGTCTATAATCAGGTCAGGAATCAGGTCTATAATCAGGTCTGGGGTCAGGTCTGGCATCGAGTTAGAAACCAGGTCAGGGATCAGGTCTGGGATCAGATCGGGGATCAGGTCTATTGTCAGGTCTGGGATCAGTCCAGGGATGATTTAAAATGGTGAAGAATAAGATATGGCATTACGCCCGAAGTAGATTTGAATATCAAGTCGGATGTCTGATAAAGGAACAAGTCAATGGTCAGATCAGAGGTCAGGTTCATAATCAAATCTGGGATCGGATCAGACACCGTATCGAGAATCAAATCTTTTTTCAAACCCTAGAGGAACTGAGATGGTAGTCCATAAAATTAATGGTGTTAAAGGCAAGTGTTTAACACAAATTATAGCTGATGTAAAAGACGATCTAAATGTTGATCTAGAAGAATGGTATAAATGGTGATAATGATACTATCTATTATTATAATTTAAATGCATCATCATACAACTCAAAGCAGCACCAGACTTTGCAAATTCGCTCATATCCACGGGAACTACTTCTAAATTAAGCTTTCCCAATGTTTTTTCTAATTCTTTATGACTATCATTTACTGGTGAATATAAGATCTTATTTTTAATTCTTACTATATTTGTCCAATCATCATATTTGTGCTTTTCGGGTACTGGAATAACTTCCAGTACCTTTTCTAGTTTTTTGATGTCTTTCTTAGAAAGAGAAGAAGTAACAACCAAAGCTTGAGTTTCATTGAGAGGGAAAAAAGAACAATCAAGATGATAAAGATTAGGATCAGGTGTTTCAATATCAATTATATGCATATTGAAATTATTTTCCATCCATGCATGACTTTCCTTAACAGTTCTAGCGCCATAACAAGAAACATAGATGTTATCTCTGATATATTTTAAATCTGCCTCACCTTCCCAATAATACGGTGACTGATATACATTATAACGCATACTTTCAAAGAATTTTTGACCAACATAATCTTCACCGATTCTTGGTGGAGATTGAAAATTTGCTAAGAGTATAGTATTATTATTTAAATGAGGGAGGTAACATCCAAGATTAGCAACGTAGAATAAATCTTGAAGATCTTTTTCACTGGGGAGTATATACACGAGGGCGTTGGCAGTCACAATTTTATAAAGAGACATAAATTGAGAAAATGCTCTTTCGTAATTATATTTTTCTGAAAATTTATTCATGAGAACATTATTTGGTTCTCTGTTATCCACTGTAAAAGGAAAATTCATTAAAAAAGCTGATTCGGACAATTCCGAAGGTGTTTTTTTAATCATTTTTTGGGATAATCTCCTGCATCTCTTGTGATGAATTTATGGCCTATATGCTTAGGATTGAAATATTTAATCACTGTTTGCATAGCTTGTTTAGGATCATAAGGTTTACAAGAAAAAATGTCTAGATATACTGACATTTTTTCATCATCACCGTGAAACGTGATAGAAGAGGTGGTAATAAGTTGTATTGCCGAAAGACCTCGACCATCTTCACCATCAACTTTTGCTATTAAAGGATCACCAATTGGTGTCATCTTTAATTCTCTAATAAGCTCTTTTAAGAATGCTCGAACAACATTTTCATTGTCTATGTTTTTATTACACAGACTCATATCCAAAAGAAGATGATACCCCCAATGTAACTTGCGATTAGGTTTTCTTGGAGCATCATTTAATTCTTCAGGTTTTATAAAATCAGAAAATTTTTTAAATTTTTCCATAAACAATCCTTCTTTTTCTTATTTATAAGAATTGTTTTAAGTAAAAATTTCTAATACCTTTTCAACATAGTCATCACGATTTTTTACAAATACCTGTGGTTTCTCATTGTCAACAGCAATGATGATTACTATTTGTGGAACCTTTATGGAAGGAATACGTTCTTCTGCCATAAGAGAATAAGTAGTGGCTTGAAGAAAATATCCTTCAATCCATTCTTCCTTTTTAATCTTCAATGAAGTCTTGAAGTCAACAATCGAGAGTATACCATTATACTCTGCTAGAAGATCAGTTCTTCCGGCAGTCTTTAAAGTATGTGAATATAGTGCTAATTCAGATCCTAGAATTGTGCCGATATTTTCATTTAGAATTGGTCTAATATCTTTGAATGTAGCTATATTGATAGGCATAGAACCTTCAGTATAGTTTGTTTCATTTAAAAGATATTTTTCACAAAGTTTGTGAATGGCAGTGCCTCTATTTCCTGCCTGAATAAGTATTTTCTTTGCCTTTTCTTCTCCAACATCCTTTTGCCATTTGAGAAGACCAGACTTATCAAGTTTTCTACCTATTACAGTTGTGACCGATGGATATATCTCTCCAGTCGGTGTAGTGTAATACCTACCATTCTCTGTAGTATTATCCTTTAAATCTTCACAATCAAGTAGGGAGAGGTCAAAAAACCTCTCCCTTTTTGGCATCATATTAAACATATTATGTGATAATTCCTAACTTATCCTTTTCGATGATATAATCCTTTACAAGATCAGACCGAAGGATATCTTCTTTTGTAAAAGTAATAAATTCAAACTGTTTTATTTTCTTGATGATACGAATGAATTCATTGATGCCATTCTTATCACGATCGTAAATAAAATCAGATTGAGTATAATCACCCGAAAAAATGATCTTACAATTATGACCTACGCGTGTGATGACTGAGTCACTTTCATGAAGTGTAAGATTTTGCATTTCATCCACAATTACTACACAATTACTCAATGTAATACCGCGAACAAATGACGTTGAAATAAATTCAACTAGGCCTTTTGATTTTAGATATTCATATGCATCTGACCGATCAAAAAGTTCTGTGCAGATAGCATAATACGGTGCTTCATAGACTTTGGTTTTTTCTTTATTGTTACCGGGGAGAAATCCCATATCTCTAGTAGGAACAACTGATCTGATGATATACAGTTTTTCATAATCTGTATTTGCATCTAGAACATCCAACAGAGATAGATACATTGATAAAAATGTTTTACCAGTACCCGCAATTCCATTAAGCATCAAATTTTTACCACGATCATAAGCATCAAAAGCTATTCTTTGATTGTCTGTCTTTGGTTTGACTTCCATAAGTTCAAAGTTTGGAGCTTGTCTAGAATTCCCTTGATCTTGATTGTTTCTTCTTCTTTCTTTTCTTGATTGCCGGCGGATAGCGGTTGAAGTCATGTAATTATCTTTCTATAAAGTTATTGACGTAAAGAATGATGTTTCCTTACCTCCTTTCCCTTTGTTACAAGGGTATTTATAGAATGATGCTAAAACGTGTTAACTGTGGATCTTGTAAGGCCTCTTGAATGTTCTTTTTTGATATTCTTGAGAATATCTCTGAACCCAGAATCTGGCTTTTTTGAAATACCGGAAACAATAGCAGGTGCCGAAAGAATCTGCTCAATATTTGGTTTATCCTTCAGGTATTCCTGTAGTTCACTATAACTCATATATTCTTCAAACACTTCATCTGTGTAGATATTTCTAAGAGTATATGTAGGCATTAACATTCATCCTCTTCAAGTTCCATTAGAAGGTCAATATTTTTTGATCGGAGAATATTTGTCAATCTTTTATTTTTTCTATGATTGAAATCTTTAATGTTTGGAGTATATTCTTCATCTTCGTAATCATAATCCCTAGCCCGGGGATTCTTTGTTTTACTCATGTCGGCAGTAATCCTGGAATTGCTTCGTTGACTAGTTCACGGGTAATGCCCTTGTATGGCATTTTCTTATCTTTAATCGCAATAAGGAGATTGGCATCCTTGGGGTCAATAGTCTCTAGTAATTCAACATATAATTGCTCACGTCGAGTCTGCTTTAATGAAGAATGACCACCTTGAATGAATAGATACATCTTTCTACATTCTGCATAGAATCTATGTTGCTGGTCTACCAGGTCATTCGGCTTATATGGAGGTGCACCCTCGGGCAATGCCCATACAATGGTAGGATCAAAAGCACCTCTCAAAACTGTCTGCAATGCCACAGTATTATTAGCCCGAAGCATAGCAATCTTTTCTTCTTTGGTTCTTAGATTTGAAACATTTTCTAAAATTTCCGCCACACCTAATTTCATATAAACTCTCCGATATTTTCCATAAGATTTTTTAGACGATGAGACATAAAGTAATTCATCAGATCATTCGACTTCTTATTCTTTTGACCTTCAAAACTTTCAATGACCCTATTATATATATCATTTGGAACTTTATCAAGATCAATTAGTTGTTCATTTCTCCGATAGTTTCTAAGCATAATCTCTGTGCAAAATAGTGTAGGATCCTTGTCCATCCATTCCTCAAGTTTCTTAGATGACACACCTTTTTGTCGTTCACCCACAACAAGACAATTATCAGCTGAGAGAAAATTAGGAATTCCATCGCCAGAATCACCGCGAAGAATGTGTTCACGAAGGTAATTTTTAGGATTGGGATGAGTAACCTTTTTCTTCTTTACGGGATCATATTGTTCAACATTCTTGTATTTTTGAAGTTGAATAAAATCGTGGTCACCTGAAAGGATTAGGATCTTTTCAACATTTTCAAATGGAAGATATTCATCAGTAACGCCATATTTCCTGCAAAGAGATGCAATGACATCATCGGCCTCTGCTGTTTCAATGTCAATGACAGTATATGGGAAGTGATCCTTCA